TATGGTATGTTTTTTTATAAGGATGACAGCAGTTTCGGTGCTTCAGAGCGAGCTCACGACCGTGTCGAACCTGTGGAAACAAGATCTTGAGTCTTTGTAGAGGATGGAGGTTGATGAAATTATCAACAGTTTTGTAGAGACTGGTTCAGTACCAGATCAGATACTTGTCCAACTTCGTGCCATCACCAATTACGTGATTGAACGCGCAGGTTCAAAAGTGAATGAAATTGTTTCAAAACTCGAGGCGAGTCCGCCTACGTATATTCAATATACAACACCTAATCAACTTTTTGATTTATTCACAAATTCTTTAATTGCAGTTGTGTCTCCAGACACCATACCGACTTCTCCAGACACCATACCGACTTCTCCAGACACCATACCGACTTCTCCAGACACCATACCGACTTCTCCAGACACCATACCGACTTCTCCAGACACACCTATCGGTGAAACAGGTATCACAGTCACAGGGTTTTATGGACCATCTTTAACTGCAAATATCCTATCAGTCTACCTGACACAGAATGCACCCATTAAACCTGGAATGACAATTACAGGTCTGACTGGGATTCAACAGCGAGTCATTGTTCAGACGTACACTTCCAATGTATACGGAGATGTCGTGATCAACCCGGGTCCACCTGCCATTTCGTTCCCGTATGTGGCTTTAGTGACAGCGACCATTCAGGGGACTGGTACCATTCCAGTCGCACCAAGTTCTTTACTTCAATTGACGTTTAGGTTTGAGAAGGTGGAAACAAAAACAACGGCACATGGGTTCCGTGGTCCGCTCGTTTCTGGAAACAGATTCAGTGTGTACATCGTCGATGAATTCACTGGTCCGAGACCAGAGAAGGATTGGAAAGTTACGGGGTTCAGTGACATTTCAATGCTTCTTGTAGACGTTTCTGGGAATATCACTGTGACTGAACTGTTCGCAGAGCTCGGTACGGCGAACGTTCTTGCAGACACGGCGGCAACGAAAATAAAGACCCAACAGTATCTTTACAGACTCGATGTCGTCACAGACCAGCAGCAGGCGATTCCATTGCCGAGTTCCAGTGTCCTTTTGACATTCATGAGCCCAACCGCGACAATTGAAAGCAAGTATTATTCAATGTATGACCCTAAAATCTTCGATGCCACCGATATTATAGGTACTCCAGGTGAACTTAGAGACTTGAATTCAAACGTGATGACATCCGAGGGGCGTGAAGTATATACGACAGTCGTTGATCGCGGTTCTGGGACAGGTGCTCTTATAGGACTCTCTGCAGTTGGTGCACAAGATAGATATATGTTTGGCGGTGAGTCACAATGGATACCTCATATTCGACAACACACACCATTTGTTGTTTCCCAGCGTCTTACAATTCCTTTATCAAATATAGGAGGTTACTTGGGAAATTCTGTTCAGGTGAATATATTTCCACGGGAACGTGGTGACCTCATTTCCAATATGTACTTGAAATGTTCACTCCCTGCACTTCCGTCAGGGTACTATTACACTGAACTTGTAGGGCGTGCCATTATAAACAAAGTTGAGTTTATCGTAGACGGAATCGTCTACGAATCAATCACGGATGATTGGTATGTCATACACGATCAGTTGATGCTCGACGCTGATGAAAAACTAGGAATGTATCAATTGATCAGTAATGGCACACCAGAAGGTTCTAATGTAACTGCTACAAATCAAATAGATTTATTCATACCTCTTGAATTCTTTTTCTGTCGTCGGTTCACGCACATGCGTGAGAATAAAAAACCATATTTTCCAATGTGTGCAATTATGAACTCGACAATTTCAGTACGTTTCACTTTTAATAAAGCATCGTGGATTACGAATGCACCGATACCAGTCGAATTGATAAGACCTCAGTTGCTCGTAGAAGAAATTACATTATCTCCAAGGGAACGTATGTATTATCAAAGTCAACCTATGAATTTAAGAATTCCGCGTGTTTGGAAAGAAGCCGTTCAAACTTACTCAGGTGGTATAGCTCGTATGAATCTCACAGCCGACTTCAAAGTTTCTATGATAACATGGTTTATCAGAAATAAGGCGTACGAGAAAGAAAACAGTGCTTATTACTCATCAAGATATTCGTACGGGTATACAACAGATTACATTGTCGCTGCGACTCCAGTGACATTTTTTAACGGAGTTCAGTTAAGGTACATTGATACGATTGATTATGCGACATTGTACTTGAATAACCAAAATGTTCTTTCAAACTTTCCAGGTGGTCTTTATTATACATTCAAACAAGCGATTGATCACAAACTTTCTGTTCCGACAAAGAACTTGTACATGTACTGCTTCAGTGAAAGACCTTTAGAATACAATCATGACGGTGGAAGTATGGAGTTTTCAAAGCTTAGTTCCCAGACAACACATCTTGACATAAAATTTCTTGAACAGTATGCTCCTCAGATTCAAGCAGAGTACTCTCTGAACTTATTTTATTACGGGTACATTAATATACAAATTGCAAACGGAAGAGTTACGCGTATTTGACTATGAAACATTCAGTATTACCAGCGTTTGAAAGACTTCCAAACACAGTTCCGTTAGAATTATAAATTGTTACTGGGGATGAAGTGTAATACCCAGTTACGTAAGAATTCCCTGACCCGTCGACTGAAATACCATACCCTTCATCAACGTCTGTACCACCGACGTGTGTAGCCCATTGAGCAGTTCCGGATGTGTTGTAATTGACTATGTACGTATCATTACTTCCTCCATTCATAAGAGTTCCAAACGTAGTTCCGTCGGAATTGTAAATTGTTACCGGGGACGAATTGTAAAACCCAGTCATGTAAGAATTCCCTGAACCATCAACTGAAATACCACGTCCAATATCAACTCCTGTACCCCCGATGCGTGTTGCCCATTGCACAGTTCCAGAAGTATTGTACTTTACTATGAAAGCGTCATAATAGCCACTATTTACAAGACTTCCAAAAGTAGTTCCATCAGAGTTGTAAATTGTTACTGGGGATGAATTGTAATACCCAGTCACATAAGAATTTCCTGACCCGTCGACTGAAATACCGTTTCCACCTTCATTTATTGTACCTCCGATGTGTGTTGCCCATTGAGCAAATCCAGACATGTTATACTTGACTATGAATGTGTCAGAGCCACCGTCTGAATTAAGATTTCCAAAAGTACTTCCATCAGAGTTATAAATTGTTACTGGGGATGAAGCGTAATACCCAGTCACATAAGAATTTCCTGACCCGTCGACTGATATACTATATCCGTTTTCATAACCCCCAGAACCAGTGATATACGTTGCCCATTGAGCGAATCCAGATGTGTCGTATTTGACTATGAATGCATTATCAGTTATTTCAGTAGGAAGAGTTCCAAAAGTACTTCCATCAGAATTATAGATTGTTAACGGGGTTGGGATGAAAGAATTGTAAAATCTGTAAAAACCAGTCACGTAAGAGTTTCCTGACCCGTCGACTGAAATACCTAAACCAATTTCGTAACCGAAAGCTCCTATATGTGTCGCCCATTGAGCAAATCCATTCGTATTGTACTTGACTATGAAACAATCAATATTTCCAGAATTTGCAAGAGTTCCAAAAGTACTTCCATCAGAATTATAAATTGTTAATGAAGAAACGTCGTAATACCCAGTCACATACGAGTTCCCAGAACCATCAAGTGAAATACTAGTCCCTGCGTCGCCATCTGTAGCAGTAATACGTGTTGCCCATTGAGCAGTCCCAGCCGTATTATACTTTACTATGAATGTGTCAGATCCACCGACGAAATCAAGAGTTCCAAAAGTACTTCCATCAGAGTTATAAATTGTTACTGGGGATGAAGCGTAATACCCAGTCACATAGGAATTTCCGGATCCATCAACTGAAATACTGTTCCCAAGTTCGTAAGATGCACCAGAAATACGTGTTGCCCATTGAGCAGTACCGCCCGAAGGCGGAGGAGGAGGAGGAGGAGGAGGCGGGGTGGATATACCTGAGGAAAATGGAGTTGTACCGCCTTCTCTCAGTGGATTTAATGTAACTCCATTACCATCTTTTACTCTAAAAAGGTTGTACGAATGAGCATAAATTCTCAAATTTCTTTCATCCGAAGGACTTGCTGTAAGTGTCAATGAATGCTGTTGGCGCGTAATATTCGTCATGTTCATTTCACCAGTTGGTTGATCGTTTTCAGGCTCGAGTGCGAATGAATACATGTAGTAATTACCAGTCGGAACACGTGTATGATACTGCAAAGGCTGTAAAACGTGTAAATACTGGGCGGTTGCATAATTTCTTGTTATGAAATCTTGATTGTTGAAAGTGATCTGAAGGTTTACGAGATGACTTCCATAATCGTAAACATTTGATGCAGCTTCACTCTGAATAACCCAGAAGAGTTCTTTGACGTCATTCACAAAATCCGTATAGTATGTGTAGATTGTTTGAGTTGTAGACACAGGAATTTTAAACTGTAAACGTTGAAATGAATATGTCAGATACACGAGTTCATTCTTCTTGAACCAATCTCTTTCAGGTTGTGACAAGTACACATACTCGACAAACAAATCAACTTGAATAGATTTTGTATAAATCGAAGTTGTAAATGTACTCGAAGGGTTGAATACGACTCTGAACTTTGGAGCCTCTTTAAGAGCAATTAAAGGGAGACCCTTTTTTAAAATCAGAAACGGTAAAGGAATGTGGTATGAACTCAGAGCTGTCGTTGTTCCTGTGCCTACTAAATTAGATAATGCACTCTGTTTTGCCTGGGGAACTTTAATATCACCAAGCATGTACAGATTTTCCCCGTAAATACGTTCGATGAGTTGGTCCTTGTATGACAACTCAATGCGATCGATCATCGCAGTACCTGCACTTGGCTGCACAGTCGTTGGTGCATCTGTCGGCCATGTCACACGGAGGTACATGGAATGAGCCAAATCGCCAACTTTAGCAATCCATACTGTGATATCATCCCCCCAATGTACGTCTTTTGGAAATTGCAAACGTATCGTCTGTCGTGAGAACTGAGCAGGGAGATTCTCCATATTTACAAAGCAGAATTAAATAACAGTCCTCCAATCCCACCCTGGTATCCCAGAACGTTGAATGATTTACTGTACACTCTGAGATACAAATCTGAAGTTGGTGCGGACTCCAACGTGACATCAAGTACTGGGTAAGCTACTCGAGACATGTTGAGTGTCCCCGAAGGGTGTAGTTGTTCTGGATCGAGGGAAAATGAATACACATTGACGTTACTGCTCGTCGGCATGGTGGTATGTGTTTCAAATGTGCGAATGTATCTCGAAGTTACTTGGTCGTCGTCGATGATAATTTCGTTATTCAGACGGAGAACGATTCTGCTGACGACACCTGGATCTTGTACGACGATCCAAAACTCACGGACTGGATTGACAAATTCGAGAGGGAACGAATCAGTCGTTCGTCCTTGTTTGAATACGAATTCATTGATATCTGTCTGACCGTACAGTGAAATCTGGTTCGTTGGAGGAGGTTTGACATACTTTTCGTATTTCACTATGACACTTGTTGGGAGGTTAGTTCCTGACATTGTTATCGGATTATACTGAATAAAATCTTGATACGTCCAATTTGAATCAGATGAATCATCAGCTTCTACAATATAAATATATCTTGAACCTACTATAAATTGAAGACCTTGTACAGCAAGCCAATATGTTGGATCTGTATTAGCAACATTTGTACGGTGAGCAAGAAGAGTTATATTTGGATGAGAACCATTCGAAGAGTTAATTATTCCACCCGGGCGAAAGTCAATCCATTGCCAAGAATTTACATCATTAAAAGGTTTTGTTGTATCATATTGATGCCACGTTGTTACTCTTGAAAAATCCGTCACTGGAAATGTAGCCCTTTGTTGGTCAGAATTCGTGTAAAAATACATATATTTACCATCAAACCCACCTGCTGAACTATATTCAAAATCACTAGCACGAATTAACGTATCTCCTGTGAAATATTCCCATGAAGATTGTTGATTAATAGGTTTTGTAACGTCATAGCGTGAAAATCGTCCAGTTCCGCCTCGTGTAGAACTGGAACCTGTGTACAGGTATTTTCCATCTGATAATAAAAGTGCATTACTTAATGGAACAGGAGATATTATATTAGCATCTACTTGGCTATACCCACTTGGTGATGTAAAATTTTGTGTATCTAATTTAGCAATATACAGTGGAGCTGTTGCAAAATAAATGTACCGACCATCGAATACAGGTCTGAAATAATAATTAGTATTTGTAAGTTGTAATGTATCGTATATTCCAGGATAAATATCTTTCACAGATGCCGGTAAACCTGATGGTAATGTAGTATATGAATATGAAGTCGATGTGTTAAACCCCGCAGATGAATCATATCTCAACCACATTAAATTATTATGAAGTCTATTTCCAGGTATAAACTCATTCCCTGTTTTTGTAGCGACTGAATACGTCAACGTTCCAACGACAGTGACATCTGAACCGTTTTGTGTCATTGAAGAAATTACTTTGCTCGTTGGAAATATAGTTGCACCGCCAGTCGATTGAGTCGAAGCATATGTAGTCCAGAAATTTTGAAGAGCTGTTTGGTCACTTGCAGATAATGGAGCTGTTTTATTGTAAAACCGATATGTGACGGTCCATATCTTTTGAGTTCCGTCGAGTGTACCACTTACTAAACTCGTGTACGTTGACCCAATGATATAATAATTTATTTTATATAGTAAATACACGTAACGAGCGTCACTAAGTATATAATAAATAAAGTTACCTCCGTCACCATAAGGTGTACCTGGAAATCCACTAAAAAAGCTGTATGTGCTTGTTGTCCACGGAGTTGTGCTCACTGCAAGTACAGTATTTAAATCTGCTTTTTTGATATATCCACCCGTTGATTTGTATATGGTTCCGCCGTTTATTGTTATATACGCACCACCATAAGAACCTCCAGGTGTCCATTTATAAAATGTTCTTGTATCTTCATTATAAAATCGAAATGATGAATCAGAACTCAAAGGACCCATGATGACGTAATTTTTCCATCCTATAGCCGATTGTACATTAAAGTTATTTGTACCATTAGCTGTGATTGCTTGGAGGTTTGATGTTGCGTAAGAATCGCCATCTAAAAACCCATCTGTCGTGATCAATTCTGAAGGAAGATTTTCAAATTTTTCAAATTCGATATTGACTCGAACATCTTGATTATTGAGAGCTTTCATGTTTATTGTGTCAATGTCAAAGTTGAGACGAGTATAGTACTTTCGTGGAGCTGTAATAGTTGACGTGTCATTTTTACCTTCGAGGATAGTGAGTCCAGCTTGATTTTCGTATGGTATTCCAAGATCATCTTCAATGATGAGTCTTTCACTCGTAAGGCGATCGATCGTTTGACCACCGATGGTCAATGACGCATTTTTTATCAACTTACACGCAACCGACTCCTTGTACGAAAATCCGGTCGATGGTGGGGGCGTGAATCCGCGGATCCACCCTGCCTGAATAAGTGTCAGTGGAGCAGTTAAAGTTCCATTTGTAAAGTTGTATGCAGGATAGCCACTCACGTTGAAAAAATCAGGTGCGCGAATATCAAAGCCCCAAAATGAGGCGCTTTTTTCATTTTTGAAAAAGATGTTCGAGTACGCCGGGGACGTGAATACAAACTTTGTTTTGGTTGAATCGTAAGAAACAGAAATGTTCGAGTACCCTACAAAATTTGTCGCCCATTGATTTAAAAATTGCGTATTAAAATAACCGACGAAATCACCCGGCTGGATGGCTAATGTATTTGTTTGCACAAATATCCCACCGTCAACCTGGTCAGAGTACAAAGGGTACACGTAACCAGGGCCTAAAGGGTTGTACAGAGCAGGAAGTTCAGAACTCACAGTGAAACGTCTCACAACATCTCCTTTAGGAGGGATCAACGCTGATGCGGAATCACCAAATTTTATATTGGAGGCATCGAACGGAACCTCATATGTTTCTGCCGTATATTCTTTTGTTGGTTTACTTTTTACAGAAAATAAAGTATAATCAGGATTACTGACAAATGTTCCATTCAAGTCTAGATGAATTTTGGCACCTGACATGTCCTATTAAATATCGGGGTTTTATTTTTGCTGCGTATTCCGCGTGTACAAAAAAACCCAGTACAATATTAGGAAATGTCCAATTTGCAGCTCAAAAAGTTTGACCCGAGTAAGATTGGCGACGACAAGGTGTGCGTATTCATCGGTAAGCGCGGCACGGGAAAGTCAACGCTCGTCACGGACATTATGTACCACAAACGACACCTGCCCGTCGGTATCGTCATGTCCGGTACAGAGGATGGTAACCACTACTACAAGCAGTTTATCCCGGATCTATTCATCTACGGCGATTACAAACGAGACGCCATAGAAAAGGTGCTCGAGCGCCAGAGGCGAATCGTATCAGCTGGTGGTAAATCAAGTGCCTTTTTGCTTCTGGATGATTGCATGTACGACAAGGCGTTCATGAAAGACACATGCATCAGACAATGTTTCATGAACGGGCGTCACTGGAAAATATTCTTTTTGCTGACTATGCAGTATTGTATGGACCTGAGTCCAGACCTGCGTGCAAACGTCGATTACGTGTTTGTCCTCCGCGAAAATGTGATTCAGAATCGTGAGCGTCTGTACAAGGCGTTCTTCGGTGTGTTTCCGACGTTTGACATGTTTTGTCAGGTGATGAATGCCTGCACCGAAAACTATGAATGTCTCGTCCTCGACAACACGAGCAAATCCAATCGTATCGAGGACTGTGTTTACTACTACAAGGCGCCGATTCGCAAAGGGTTTCGGATCGGATCCGAAGCCATGTGGCAGTACCACCAGAAAAACTATAATCCGAAGCACGTCTCAACGCCATTGGTCACGTCTGGAACACCACCAGGGAGCGCTCGTCGCCCAGGTGTCACTGTGAAAAAGGTCTGACGGACACACAGGCACGAAAGTGCCCCCTAGAGGATTGATTGCGCCCCTATCACGTAAAAGATTTCATACACACCAATAGATGATTATCGAGAATCTCGATTTCAATGGATCGAGCGACATCCTGCAGTACATTCCTCAGGTGGAACCTGTGCAGCAGCAGCCGACACAGGACCAACCACCTGTTCAGCATCAGAGTTCGTTCGGTCTCCCAGATGAACTTCAGCCGGTGTATCAGACGCGTGCGATCGAACAGCCCGAGTTATTTAAAGCCGAAATAAAACCTCCCCAAATAGAAATGGATTTCTCGACGCCAATTTCTGATGTTGTGCCGAGTGCTGATTTCGACATGGGGCCATCGATGGGTGGCGGTCCGTACAAGAACCCACAGAACAATAGAGTGGCTGCGCTGAGCCTGGACAATGCGTCCGCCGGCCCAGTTTCCTCATCCTCTTCAAAGAACCCATTTGGTCTGACTGACGACCAGTTGAACGCGGCGCTCGCGGGCATTGCCGCAGTCGCTGCATTCTCCAAGCCGGTTCAGAACAAATTGGCGGATCTTATTCCTAAATATATGAGCGATGCGGGTAATCTGTCAGCGACAGGCATGCTCGCTACCGCATTTATCACGGCTGTTATTTTTTTCATTGTTCACAAGTTCGCCAAACCCCCACCAAAGAAGTAGACGCGTCTAGTTCGAGTACAGCAGCCCGCCCATGCCATCCTTGATGCGCAGGACGTTATAGTTCATCGCGTAAAAGTAGCGACCGTTGCCGCCAGCCAGAGTGCTCAGTGAGACACCGGCCGGTGCGACGATGCGGTACGTGTCGATGCGTGAAAAGTTCAGCGTGCCAGTTGGCTGAAGCTTTGACGTGTCCAGGCAGTAGGAAATCAGTGCGACGTTCGCCGTTGCACCGCCGTGGTTGTAGCCGTAAGGGGTGTGGTAGTATTGGGGAACATCGATCCACTGGAACATGGAGCGCGAGTCACCAATGTCCACGCCGTTAATCTGCGTCTTGAACTGGTAGTTGACGGCTGGGATCTGGGTGGTACCCACGCCGTACGAGTTTGTGTAGTTGTTGGACTGGAATGCAAGGAACTTGATGGGGTGAGCCAGAGCCAGCTCCTGCATGTTGCCGGTCGCGATGGGGATGCGGTTCATCTGGGTGATCAGCAGGTCCATGGGCGTGTTGGCAAAGTACTCACGCTCCGCCTGGTCCAGGTACACAAAGTTGGTCCAGGCCTCGTACTGGAACGAGGAGTAGGCGGCAGTCGCCGGCAGACCCGTCAGCGCCAGCGTCGAACCCAGGGTTGTGCTCCACGTGATGCGAATCTCGACGTCGTGATACTGGAGCGCCACCAGGGGCAGAGACACGTTCCAGTCCTTGCAGAAGAAAAACTTAAGCGGCAGGAACCCATTGGTGATGTTGGTGGGACCAGTGCCGTTGTTGAGGTAGCGCTGGGAGAAGTTCTGGGCACCAGTCACCGCCTCGACGCTCGTCATCCACGTGATGTCCTGTGTATCGACAATCTGACCACCGACAAGCAGCTCAACCTTGTCGATGACGTTGGTCCAGTTGATACCTGGGATCAGAGCACCAGTCGAATCTCTGGCAATCAGGTACATGTAGTTGATGAGGTCACCCTTCTTCTCCAAACGGATCGTGGAGATGTTACCAGCCGAGGGGTTACCCTGGATCAGTTGGCGTTCGGGTGAGTTGGCGTAGTGTGTGTAGCGTTTGTAGCTGGAACGATAGAAAGAAACCTCTGGCTTACCCGTCAGCCACGCGTCCTGAGCACCGGTCGCGACAAGCTGAACGATACCACCAGACATTTACAATGGTGTGAGAAAAAAACTGGTCTCGAATCGGACACGGAAAACTTTCCACCTGCGGTGGAAAGGTGAATCAGTCCTGAATCATGATGCCGCAATACTCGAGCGAACCTTCGATTGGCGTATAAATGCCCAGAGTTTTACAGAGCGCCTTGAGGTCTTTGAACGACGCCCAGAATTCAGGAGAATGATCATACTCGTCGACTGTGACGTGAGCCAGTTCATGAATGAGCACATTCATCGCCGAGTTTATATCATCCTTGTCTAGGCAGATGT